TAGTCTCGCCACCATGCCTCTGAAGTTGTACGTTGTGGACGCTCAGGGCCGCCGGGTTGCGTATGAAAACCCGCTTTACCAATTGATTCAGGAACCCAATGAGATGCAGACCCGCTTCCAGTTTATCAAGTGGGTAAGCGCACAATTGGACATTTCCGGAAATGCTTTTGTCAAAATTTATCGGGACCCAGCCACCCAGCGCCCGATTGAATTGGAGCCAATCCACCACAGCCGCGTAACGGTAAAGGTGGCTGATGAGGTGGTATTTTACCACATCCAGGGCGAAGACGAATCAACCGCAATTCCGGCAACTGAAATGCTGCACTTTAAGGGATTGTGCTATGATAGCGCGGTAGTTGGTATGTCACCCATCGCCATGCACGCTACCAGCTTGGGGATCAACCTGAGCGCAGAAAAAGCCAGTGCGCAATTCTACGGCAAAAATGCAAGCCTGAAATGGGTAATCACCTATGGCAGCAAGCAGCTTGATCAAGAGGCATCGGGCAAACTCAAGGAAAGCTTTAACAAAGTTTTAGACGGCAGCGACCCGGCTACCGTACTACCTCATGGCAGCGAATTAAAGCAGCTCAACCTTTCACCACAAGAGGCGGAATACCTCCAGACCCGCAGCTATGGCGCGAAGGACATTGCCCGTATGTTTGGCGTGCCGGCATACATGATTGGCGCGGACGATGGTGGCATTAAATCCAGCGTGGAACAGCAGGCACAGGATTTCTACGTGCAGACGATGCTGCCATTGGTAGTTATGATGGAAGAAGAATTGAAACGCAAGTTGCTTAGAGAAGATGAGAAAGGCAGTTACTATTTCAAATTCCAGTTCAATTCCCTGCTGCGCGCCGATTCAAAAAGCCGGGCAGAGTTCTATAACATCGGCATCCGCGGCGGTTGGCTTTCACCAAACGATGCGCGAAAGTTCGAGGATATGGACTTGCTGACCGACGGCAACACAACCTATACAGAATCCAACCTTGTGCCATCTGATATGATGCGCCCGTGGATTCAGTCTAAAATTGACGCAGCCCCACAAGCTGAATCACAAACAAACAACCCAGATGGAAACAACTAACCCCACTATAGAGCGTCGCTCGATAACCGGTACCGTTCAGCTTCGCATGGCTGAAGGTCAAGACTGGCCGGAACAGGTCGAAGGCATTGCAGCCGTGGTAAACGAGCGAACAGACATTGGATGGTTTGAAGAAGAAATCGCCCCGGGCGCATTTGATAACGCGCTGACCAATTCCGACATCCGCGTATTGGGCAACCATGACCCCAACATTGTGCTGGGCCGCAACACTTCCGGCACCGCCAAAGTATGGGTGAACGAAGCGGGCCAACTTGCCTACAGCTTCAAGCCCGACCGCGAAAACCCGACTCACGTTACATGGGTGCGCAGCATCCAGCGTGGCGATATTACCCAGAGCAGCTTTGCCTTTACCATCCAGCGCACCGAATGGCTGCACAGCGATAAATATGGCGAACAAGGCACACGGCGCATTCTCGAAGTTCGCGCCCTGTACGACGTCAGCCCCGTGACCTACCCAGCCTACGCCGGCACAAGCATTGCCGCCCGCGACATGGAGGCAATAAAACAAGAAAGGGCAGCCATTCAGGCCGAATCAGACGAAGCCGCACAAGACGCACAGACTCAAATTGACGCAAAAAACCAAATCAAACAAACCCTAATTGAAAGCATAAAATGAAAGCACTGAAAGAAAAGCGCGAAAAGCTGGCCGACCTCCGCACGGAGCTGTCTGCCCTGCTGGCTGCTGATAGCCTGAGCGCGGAACAAATCACCCGCAGCGGAGAAATCACCAACGAGGTGAACCAACTGACCGCGGAAATTGACACCTTGGAAACCGCCCAGCGCGCTGCCGCTGCTGCTGCCCCTGCTGCCCCTGTGGTACACGGAACTTCCGGCGAAAGCAAAGACGAGAAAGACGTTCGCAAGAACTTTAGTTTCCGCAACCTGATGAAAGCTGCACTGGAAAAGCGCAACCTGACCGGCCTTGAGGCTGAGATGCACCAAGAAGCCGTGAACGAATTGCGTGACGCAGGCGTAGCAACTTCCGGCAGCGAATACCTGATCCCCAAGATGGTGTTTCACCGTGGCATGACTCAGAAAGGCGCCGAGAAGCGCGCGCAGTCTGCCACCGGCGGAAGCAATGGCAGCGAAGGCGGCGTGAACATTGCCACCAATGTAGGCGGCATTATCGACGCTCTTTCTCCATACCTGGTTTTGGCCCAGATGGGCATCCAGCGTTTTGACGGATTGGTTGGCAACCTGGTACTTCCCCGCAATACCAGCACACCTGCTGCCGCATGGGAAACAGAAACCGGTTCTGCCAATGACCTGAGCGCAACATGGGGAAAAATCACCATGTCGCCCAAGCGCCTCGCCGGCTACATTCCCGTGACCAGCCAGTTGATGATTCAATCATCTAATGACATTGAGAACTACATCCGTCAGTACCTGCTGTCTTGCATGGCTGTTTCCCTCGAAGCTGCCGCAATCAAAGGCGGCGGATCAAACGAGCCTACCGGTATCATCGCCAACTCCGATGTGTTGGTAACCTACGCCGGCAACGCTGCCGCATCTGGCACCAACGCCAACGGCGCTAATCAAGTCTATGCAGACTGGGTAAACCTGATGAAGAAAGTGATGGAAAACAACGGCACGCTGCTTGCTCCATCCTACCTGACCAACCCCACCGTGCTTGGTGACGCTATGATCCGCCCGAAGCAGTCCAGCGGTGTAGAGGGTAACTTTATCGTGAACAACCCTACGCTTGCCCCGACCGGCTACGGATTGAACGTGACAAGCAATGTGCCGAACAACTTGACCAAAGGCACCAGCAGCGACCTGAGCGCACTGATTTTCGGCGATTTCAGCAAACTGGCAATCGCAAGCTGGGGAGGTATGAGCATCCTGGTTGATCCATACAGCAGCAGCCTGAGCGGAACTACAAACATCGTGTTGAACAGCTTCGTGGACGTGGGCGTACTTCAGCCTAAATCCTTCGCAGTCTGCAAAGATATCGACGCTACCACACCGGCCTAATATGGCCACACAACACACAGCCTGTATTGGTGATGTGTGTGTTGTGTTGGGGCGGGCAGAGGGACTGCCAACAGGGAACACCGATGTTTCCCGCCCCAGCTAAAAAGTTATGATCGAGGTCAAATTTATCAAGCACCCTGCCGGCTACAATTACGCCTATAATGTAGGCGATGAGGCTACATTGCCGGAAGCGAAAGCAAAACAGCTGCTCGATGCTGGAATTGTTTCCATTCTGGGAACAGTTGAAATCGAGAAAGCAGAATCAAAAGCAAAACCGGAAAAGCGCACAAGGAAGTGATTCAAAAGGTAAACAGCATCATCCACCAGGCAACGTCCTACATCAGCATCAGTGATGTAAAAGAACACCTGCGCGTTATCAACACGGACGAAGACGCATACATTGCCGGAATTTTAGATGCTGCTTTTGACATTGCCGAAAACTACATTGGCAGCACGATACGCCTTGCCAACTGCCAACTTGAGATGGCCGATTTCAAAGAAGCAATTACCGACTTTTACGGCAAACCTCAAAGCCTGACCGCGGTTAAATACTACGACACCGCCAATGTTTTGCAGACATGGCCCGCTGCCAATTACAGCACACAGCTTCAGCGCGACCGGCTGCGGTTTTTTTGGCACACCATTACTCCGAGCGTGAATGACGACCGATTAGACAGCGTAGTAATCACCGCTCAGATGGGCTACACACCCGGCAATCTTCCCGGAGCAATCCGGGCCGCAATTCTGCTGATAACAGGCGACCTGTACGAAGAGCGCAAAAACGAGGTAATTGGCACGATTGAAACAACCCTTTCCCGTGGCACGGAATACCTGTTGAACCCTTACCGCATTTACCAATTTGTATGAACCCCGGACGATTCGACAGGCAAATAACCATCGAGCGGTTCAGCACCACGACCAACGCCATCGGCGAACAGGTAAAGACGTGGAGTGCCTTAGTGACCTGCCCAGCCATGTACAAAGCAGACCCCGGCACCGAGGCTGTCAATGGTGACAAACGCGAGGCCGAGCGCCCGGTGATTTTCACCATCCGCTACTACGCTGGGGTCAATCCAAAAGACCGCCTGCGCTACCAGGGCGAAGTTTACAACATCCTTGCTGTTACCGAGGTAGGCCGGAAAAATCTGATGGAACTAAAATCGAGGAGGCAAGAATGATTAAAATGCAAATCGAAGGCGAAGAACAGGTTATTGCCGAATTGGATAACATCGTGAAGGCATTAGACAGCGGACGGGTACAAGGCGTGCTAAAAACAAACGGACAGCGGATTATTGATTCTGCCCGCGCTATGGCACCGCATCAAACCGGAACCCTAAAGCGCGCCATTGGATGGATTTCCAAAAGCGATAAACAGTTTCGCAACGTGGCCCTGATTGGCATTAAAGCCACCAAGAATAAATCCGGCAAAAACAACCCGGGCAAATACGGCAACATTATCCAGACAGATAGCCGCACCGGAAAGCGCCGCGCCAATAAGTTCATGCAGATGGCGCTGGAGATTAACCAGAACGCGGTAACTGAAGGCATTAAAAAAGGTCTGGAAAACATCATAAAAAACCCGAAAACTAACAAGTAAACTATATGGCAACTACCGGAATAATGAACGGCACGCTGATTGGATTGTATAAATCTGTATCCAGCACCATGACCAAAATCGCAAATGGTCGCAGTACGTCTGTGGATATTTCCATTGACATGATTGAAATCACCACCAAAGACAGCGGCGGATACAAAGAATTTATGCCCGGCGAGAAGGGCGGAACGTTCGATTTTGAAGGACTGCTGGAACAGGACGGCAGCGTAGGAGGTTCACTCATCAGCCCCTCCGATCTGGTAACTGATGCACTGGCTGGAACAGCCATTACCGTGCGTTGGTCAAGTCAAGTGACCGGCGACACCTATTACGAATCCAGCGCCTACATCACCAATGTGAATTTCAGCGCGCCTAACAACGCGGAGGCGACATTCACCTGCTCTTTGCAGATGACCGGAACAATCACTCAGGGACCCGTAGCTTAATCTAACCAATAAATGAGCAGCGCACACATCACCATCGCA